TGTATTCGCCTTTTTCAGATTCATCAATAGTGCCGTCGGAAATTATTTCTTGCAGACGTGTTTTCAATTCGTTGACGTTTTCAAAGTCAACTTTAAGACTTAACTCTGTATCGTTGATATTATCAACTGTACTTGACATCTCGTCTGCGAGGTCACTCCACTTTTCGGTGCAAGTGTTGATGTTGTCGATTTCCTTTTTTAAGGATGAATTTTCCCATTCGGTTTCTTGATAAGTTTCTACGGCATTAATAAGAGTGAGTACCGCTGTTGCGACAGCACTTACTACATTCGCTTTCTGAGCTGTATTAAGTGCCTTTTGAGCAGTAGTAGCTGATGAAGTTGCTTTTGTGAGATTTTTGTAATTATCAAAAAGATTTTTAACTCCGCTTACAATAGCAGTAGTTTTCTTGACACCCCATACAATAGCGACTTCTTTGCCTAAGCCTTTAATGATAGGTAGAAGGCTGTCAAGGTTATCTATAACCCAGTCTATGCCATCTTCGATAACGGGGTAGGCATCTTCTACTAAAGGATTGATAATTTCTGTCTGAGCTTTTCTGCCGAGAGTTTCAAGTTTGTTTCCGAGGTCATCATACTCGATGTCTTTGATTCTTTCCATCGAAGCGACAGTTTTATCGGCTGTGCCGTTTACGTCCATAAGTGCCTTTACGCCGTCAATTCCAAGGTCCTCCCACATTGAGCCGAACAATGCAACACCGATTTGGTTTTGAACTACTTTATCATCAAGGGCGAAGAGCTTTTCTAAAACCTCTTGTGTAGCTTCGCGAGCCGTTTCACCGCCACTTGCAAATTTCGCCTGTAGGTTGTCAATAGAAGTTTGAGAATTATCTGCAGTTGATGTCATCGCAGATAGTTTTTCTTTAGCTTCTTCAAGCTTTTGGCTGTATTCTGCAATGTCGTCTGCGGTTTTCTGCTTTGTAAGTTCAGATGTCTTATCGTTGAAATTCTGTTGTTCGAGTTGTGCGTAGTGTAGCTTTTTCTCAAGGTCGGCTATTTCGTCTTTGGCTTTTTGAATATCCTCTGATGAAGCTTTTGCAGAATAACCTAAAAGTTCAAAGGCTTCAATAGATGTTGTAGAGTTATCTTTTGAGTGTATGCCAAACTCTTTCATAGCATCGCCAAGTTTGTCGATACTGAAAGTTCCGGCCTCCGAGCCTTTTTCAAGAGAATCGAAAAACTCTTCCGCTGAATAGCCTTGCTGTTTGTAGTGCACCGAATACTCGTTTATCGTATCGAGAAAATCACCGTTTTTGTCTAAACCTTTCTGAGTGCCTTGTACGATAAGATTAAATGCTTCTTCATATGAAATACCGAATTGATCTACAAGCATTTTTGCAGCACGCATAGATTCGACATAATCATAACCAAAAGTGTCTTGCAATGCATAAGCACTTTCGGTTATCTGCTGTAGCTTTTTAGGGTCGGTTTCTTTAGTGTGCTGTGCTACCGTAGCCATTACGTTTGCGATATCGGTCATATCTTCGCCGTAGTTGCCTTTGTAGATAGCTTCAAGCGACTCTTTAAAACCGTTCATTTCTGCATCGGTCTTGCCAGTCTGTGCTTGTATGTGATTTAACGCACTTTCAACTGAGTCAAAAGACATCAAGGCTGTTACCGCTGCACCGCCTGCAACAGCTATTCCAGTACCCAAGTCTTGTGCAGTTGACTGCAATTCATCTTTTAATTTACTTGCTGAGTCTTTAACATCGTCAATTTCTTTTTGAAAGCTTGATAAATCGGTCTTTTTTGCTTTATCATCAAGATTTCCAATTTCGTCTTTTGTTTGGTCAAGCTGTTTTTCGAGATTGTTAAGAATAGACTTTGTTGACTCAACTTCTCTTTGATATGCCCTGTACTTATCTGCTCCGAGGTCGCCTGACTTTGCTTGTTCTTCTACCTGTTCCTGAACATCTTCAAGCTGTTGTAGAGCTTTTCTTGTAGTGGATATTTTGCCTTCAAGGATTTCCTGTTTTTGGGCTAACAAAACAGAGTTTGTAGGATCAAATTTAAGTGATTTATTGACAAGATTTAGCTCACCTTGTAAGGCATACGCATCTTTATTGATGCCGTTTAAAACCGAATGTAAATCTTTTGCATCACCGCTGATGACTACGTTAATTCCTTTAATCGAATTCCCAGCCATAGTATTCCTCCAAACTCTGATATTTTTCTATGAAACCTTTGTATTCATCCTCGCTGATTTCGCCGTTTTCGTAGCTTTCAGTTACAAAAGGGAAGACGTCTTTGAGCTTATAATATTTATCTTCGTCTTCATCGGTTTTTCCGTTCAATAATCTTTGCTTTGTTAAACAAAAATCAATAACGAATCCGATTGATAATTTTTTAAAATCTGCGACAGTCAGTCCGCTTTTGGTTGCAAATGAAAGAATTTCAAGAGCAGACGTGTAGCCTTTTGTCTGACTGTCGCTTTCTGTTTTTTTGTGGGTGAAATTGACTCCCAGATTAAACTGATTGCAACCTGACCGCCTTTGATTATTTCTTCAATAGAGAACTGCTTCGACCATTCGTAGACATCTCCTATGTTGTGGTCGGCCGTTTTTGCCGTTGCCCAAAAAAGCTTTGTATAAAGAGAAAAGGGGATATCTTCTGCTTTGCGTAACTCGGAAAGCTTATCGATATCTTGTAGCAATCGTCTGCCTTTAAATCTATCTTCGTATATGAGTAAAGTAGAAGCATTTGCTTCTACTTTCACTTTTCTGCTTTTCAGGTTGATTATTTTTGATGTCATATATTAGCCCTCTGGTTCGCTTGTGGCCGGTGTGGCTTCGGTTACAACTGGTGTTGGAATAGTTGTCGGAAGTTCATCTGTATACATTGTGTAGCGCACATCTTTATTATCTGTACGAGGTACAGATGTAAGCTCGTAGTCGATAAATTCAGGCTCAAATTTACCCACTACTGATTTGATATTTCTTGCAGGCCTCTTTGAAACCTGAGTATCGAAATAAATATCTACTTCGTACTTTGTATCGGCATTGAGACGTTCTTTAGCTACAACTAAGGCAAATCGAGGTCTTTCTGCTCCTGAATTTGTTTCGAGAATTCCGCCTTCAGTTGTCTTTTTGTTGCCAAGCCAATCGGTATCGATTTTATCTATGATGTCGATAAGCTGAACTTTGTGTGTGTAACCGGAATTTTCTTCTGCTCTATAAACGACTATTCCGTCTGCATCAATTACAGTAGGTTCACCTTGGGGATCAGATGAAACTTCACGTCCGCCTGCTTCTTTTGATTTAAAATAAATTATGTCATCATATGTATATGATGCATCTTCTGTTGTTTTAATCAGTGCATAACCGACTTTAGCAAGAGTTCTATTCATAATCCTTTGCTCCTTTTATTTTTTGTATCTTTTATATCCGCCACCTGCGGACTGAGATTGTTTTACTATTTTTTTAACACCTTCCAAATACTCTTTTTCGATTTGGTCTCGTGCAGGTTTGATATGTACACGTGCCGGAACTCTGCCACCATTTCTGCTTGCGTGAGGTTTTTCAAGCAAATGAGTTAATCTGTATTCGTTACCTGATGCGTGAACTGTGGCTTCGTAATAAGAAAATGTGTCAGACGTGATTTTTACTTTCCAGCTTCTCTTGTACTTTCCTTTGCCTCTTTTCTTTATTTTTTTTCTTTTTCTTACGGGTGCGTTTTCCTGTATTAAATCTTTGAGCTTTTCAGCTTTTTCATCAATAAGAGCACAAACACCTTGCTGAATATCTGCTGACCAAAATTGCAACTGGTCAACAAGGGCTGTTTGGAAGCCTTGTATGCCTGTTTTTTTATATTTACTCATCAAATATCAATTTCATTTCATAAATGGTCTGATAATATTTTTCCGATTCGATATAAGCTCGTTCGGTTTTTCTGAAAGAAATACCTTTATCTTTTAACCACTGCTCAAAATCTCTTTCTGACTGATTATCTTCTGTTTCAGTATAGATTTCTACTACAATGGATGTTATCGAATAAATAGGCTCTCCGTTTGCGTGAACAACATCATCAGCAGAACGGAAGTAGCAACCGTACGGAGTATTTACACTTTTAGCAAATTCAGCCTCTGCCATAGGTATTTTATATTTTTGCATTTCGGCTGCGAACTCTTCATATTTATTAAACTTCATCGTCTGCTCCTTCAAATAAGCCTCTTTGCTCTAAGCTCAAAACTGTGATTGCAGGGTTTTTAATGTCAAAATGCTGCACCTGAACAATTTTATATCTTGTAGATTGTATTACCGCTGCATTTTCAGTGGTAATGTTCAAATTCTTATGAATGTGAATTACAAGTTTGATGTCAATATCGTTCTGTCGTGCAGCATAGTATCTTTTAATACCTACTGTTTCATTGCCGAAGAAATATCTTTTTCGAGTGTTGCGAATGATTTTGTCGCTAAAATCAGTTTCGTAAATGTCTACGAAACCATCATTGAACGTCTCGAATTTAATCTGTGTTTTGATTTCCATATTCAGCTGCCACCTCATATTCTTGTCGCAATGTCAGCAAGTCATCTTTGTAGTTTGTTTTAAACATTTCTGTAGCATTACTACGAGCATATCTGCAGTAAGAATGTAGCAGATACCTTGCATCGGTAGGATTTTCAAAATCTTCGTCTGTCAGAAGCGGATTAAATTTACGGAGGCACTGCTTGCCGTCCTCGATTATGATATTCAGTTTTAAGTCGTAAGAGTCATCCTCTAAATTGATGTCAAGCATCGTTTTAATATCGTCGAGTATTGGCATTGCTTTACCTCCGTTAATTTAGATTAAGATGTTGCTTCTGTGGCATTTTTGAGCACTACCGAGAGTTCAAGCGGTTCAAGCTTAGAGATGTCA